TTTTCATAGTGCAGCATCTCCCGTGCGGCATGACTGTTGTAGATCACGCTGACTGGCAGGCTTGGTTCCCTCAGGAATTCATAGTAGCTGGACGTGTTGTGGGCGATATAAATCACCGGCTTTTTGATCACCTTGCAAATAAGCGTTGTCCATTTGGTGTATTCCAGGTGAGTGAATACCCGATGCGCCCAATGGATGTGCGTATCCAACTGTCGGTCGGCCGGCCATACCTCGACTCCCTCATGCTCATATGGTTTGGTGATGCCGTATTTCTTGCCTTGGTGAAGCAGGACGCGCACCTGGTGGCCTCGGCTGATCAGGTATTTGGCCATATTGTGGGCGTAATATTCGGCTCCTCTTTGTTCGACCCGTTGCGGCCAGCCTACTTAAAGACCGGCCGCAACGGGCAATTGTGTTGTGGCGGGTATAAATGTATGGAAAACAATATCCTAAGTCCCATAAGTATAGTTTTTATTGTTGCGAATATTCTTGCAAAACATTTCAAATCGTTCCTTCCTTTCAGAGTGATTGTACGCTTCTCTGGCGCTGTCGTAAAACACCCCAGCAGATAGGTGCAATACAATTTTTGACATGTGGTTGTCGCCTCCTTTCGGGGAGCCTTTTCTTAGGCCGGTCGCGTTCGCGTGTAATTGATTTTCTGAATTATCGCACCACGCCAGATTTACTGCTCGGTTATCATCTTTGATGCCATTGAGGTGGTTTACTTGTGCAAGGTTGTCGGGATTGGGTATAAAAGCAGCAGCTACTAATCGGTGAACTTTGAAGGATTTGAAATCATCCTTACTCCCCCTCCATAATCTTATCTGCAAATACCCCTTTGCATCATGATGAGCGTTCAGGGATTTGCCTCTTTTGACACATGGTCCCCAGCGATTAAAAGAAGGCTTATCAAGGCTTCGAATGTTGCCCATGTCGCTTATTTCAAAGAGGCCTTCATAGCCCGGCACGGGCTTCCATTGTTCGCTCATATAACTATAGAATTTTCTGGGTATAGATCTTTTGTCTCCATTGGGATGGTCCATGCAGGACCGAACCAATTTGAAGGGCAAACAATCTTCTTATTCGGAACCTCAGACAGGATTGCCGCCATGAGAGAAAACGAACTGTTCGCGCATATAAAGCCCCCGCATTGTTTCATGACCTCAAACTCCTGGATATAATCTTTTCCTTTGGCTATCTGTATATGCCTCAACAATCCTATTTCGTTTATCAAACTCATAGCCTTATCCGTGTCGTCGGAGAAGAGAAGGAATTGCGCGTCCATGGGGAATTGCAGTATGGCGTTTTTATAGTATTCGGCCGTTAAGAGCGGGTGATAAGATCCATCATAATCTCCCCTGCGGACGTGAATTGCGACAGTGTTGCTGTAAAAATTAATCTCACGTTCGCCCTTCATGCGCATGTAGTGCCGAACCTCTTCAATGCAATGTTTGAAGTATTTCTCACTCTGAAAGTGTCCTGATATGTCCCAATTGCCCGTAGGTAGGTGAATATCATGATATCCCCACGGATATTCTTTTTTTTGGAAATAGGGGTAATCGCCCGCTATTTGAGGCAATGGGTTGGCAAAATATTTGCCCAGCTCAATATCTTCAGAAGAGCCGAATCGGTCCTTATGATCATGATTTATGAATGGGAGGAATCCGTACGGTTGTCCACTTTTCCGAGCTATGCCAATCACAGCGCACACCTGGAAAAGCATGTTACCAAAACGGCCGTATCGGCCAATAGACAAATTAGTGAGCATGCGCAAGGATGCGCCGCACTTTTAAACGAAACTTACATATTATAACCAGGACCTGTCAAAATACAGATCCGCATTTTCCAGCCCATCCCCCTCGATCTCGGGGAACAGCTTGCGGTATTTGTTCAGGATGAATATGCAGTTGCCTTTATGAGCCAATAGGAAATATCCCTTCAGGATGCCCAGCCTGACCATTTGCTTGTAGCATGTTCCATGCTGTGGATGCCCTATTGGCAAGCTTTGGTAGTATGGGACACTGCTGTTGATTTCAATAACAACCACGTCAGCGGTGCCGGTATAGGCATCCCAAAGTAGATAGTCAATGCCATCCACATCGATGCTCAGGAGGTTCAATGTGTGCGGGACCAAGGTATTGACATTCTCCGGCGTTACAGCCCCAAAATAAAGCTCAACGGGCTTACCGAGGGTATTATCTATCAATCCCTTTGCCCTGGCAGGATCGGCTTCTATGAGCTTACCAGACCAGCCATTTTCCAAGAGTAGCCGGGTATTGCTGCAAAAGATTCCGTCGGCGGCGCCGAACTCGCAGAAGGATTTTTCCTTCGGATTTATTCTTTTGAAAATTTCGTCAAGGAGCCCGTCTTCCCCTTCTTGGCTAAAAACGTTCGTCCTGAACGTGTCAAATTTCCTCATTTTTTATTTTTTAAATGTGCTTCCATGTAGTTCTCTTTATTATTCCAAATATTGTAGCCAAGCTAACTTCATAGTCATCAGCAAGCATTTGCATTGTTTTTACATGAGGCACATAAGCGTTTCGGATTGACTTCACCTTTTCCTCATTCAGAATTGCATGTGGATTGCTGCCCCCTAGCACCGTAGGATTATGTCCTCTGGAAATAGACATTTTAAATTTCGCCTCTGTGCTCATTACTTTACCGCGGTGGGCATCTCCGATCTTTCGCCTGGTCTCTTCGGATGCAATTCTGCCGGCACCCCATCCCTTCAATCCGAAATTCCAGGGCTTTTTGCCATAGTGAGGATTCTTTTCCCCCATTTTAGATTCCCGTAATTTCAATTTGGATACATCCGACCTCTTTAACCCTTTTTGCTTTTCTGTTCTTTTTTTAATTGTCTCATCGGATAGTTTTCTTCCATTCATCCACTGGCCCAGCAATCCGCGCATTTTTTTTAACGATTCTTCCGAATGTTTACCCCTGCTTCCGCCCCCTCTCACGTTCATAAGATCGAACCCTGCATTCGAATATGCATCCATGTAGAATTGCTCATAATTATCCAGGATGTCTTGACCCACATCGTTAGGAAGTTCGTGAATTATTTCAAATCTATGCGCCTCCTTTCCGTATTTGACTATTGATGCATATAGTTTTGGTTGCCGTTTTATGTGCTTAGCTCCATACTGAATAAATCTACGCTCTAGGTTCCAACTTTGCCCTATATACACTTTGCCAGACGGAGAAGTGACTTTATAAATCCCTATTGTAATCCCCTTCATTTCATATTGCTTTTACATACCTGACATAATACCGGCCCTTCCGCCTTCTTATCGATCTCCACAGTTATCTTGACCTCAGCCTTCGGCACCATAATAATAGCTCCGCAGTTTTCGCACTTCTTTGGCAGTTCAGGCTCCGGGAAAAAGGTTAAGGTCATTGACAGCCCTGGCCGGCGCTTGCGGAAAAACATTCTTATTATTTTACCCATTCGTTATTTCTCTTACGGTGGTGATCCAACAAGATAGGGTAATTATCTCCTGGATGCAAGTGCCGCAAGTGTCCCGCGGTTGTGGTCGGAAACCAGTGTAGCCGGTAACCATATTTGATTTGGAGGCAACATAATATCGACTGATCCCATCTGTGCTCCTGGAAGGTCGGCACATTCGGCATCTTACTTGGTTCATTATCAATCATTCCCGGCATAATGGACCAAGCATACCACTCCTGAATAAATCGGCGGGTTTCGGAGGTGACGCGGATGAAGAGGGTAGAGGCCTGAACCTGCTTTGCCGCATCTGCCTGAACCTGATGCCAGATTGACGTTAAAATTCCGTCTAGGCAATCCATCTTACACCAATCCACATGATTCCAGCCATTTGAAAAGAAAAGAATATCCTGATCCATGGCATTGATCGCCCACTGCATATCCCCCACCCATTCATTGCCGGCGTCACAGTATACGAGGATCGTGCCGTCGGGAACTCTGCACATTTCTCTATGGACAATGTATGGCTTCCAGCAATAGAACCCGGCGCCACGCTCATGACGCAGTACGTCGGCCATCGTCTCCCGGAACTCAGCGGACAGATCATTGGGCGTCCAAATGCTGTAGGCATCGGCCCCGTGCTGCATGGCAGATTGAGCGCACTTGTTGGCGCTGGTGGTCATGCGGTCGTCTGTAAAGGTTACAAGTTTGATCATATGCGCGAATCTATTATGTCCAAGTTATTTCCATAGAGCTTTTTGCATCGCTCAATAAACTCGTCTACTAAAAATAAGGCATGTGTCAGGGGGATATAGCCGCCTATTTGAGTCCAATAACACCAAAAGAGAAACCGCCTTCTTTCCCATAAGATACATGATGTACCTTGGGGCAATTCTTTTACGATCAGCCGATATTTCATAAACTCATGATTTTATCTCCATGAATGAATGCGCCCGTATAGTCAGTATCCTGCCCCCATAGATCGCTTTTCCCGGGCCTTTGCCATGCGACCATAGGGTTGACCAGGTAAGCCTTGCAGGTCGGCAGGATGCGCTCAGACAGCCACGCGTCGTACATGGATATCCCATCATACTCCCGAATGATCCGTTCGGCGATACCCCGAGAATAGGCCACGGCATGCGTAGTCCAGGCATGATAAACCCGATACAGATGTTCCGAATGCCTGACCGGCGGGTGTTCCCTTATCCCGGTCACCATGTCCGTGATATTGGCCCCCAAGAATAGGATGTCCCAATCAATGGGCAGATGATCCAGAACCGCCCGCAGATGCGATAAACCGCGAAATACGGCGTCATCTTCCAGCGTCAATAAAACACCCTTGCCGGAAGCCAGAAAGCTCTTAAGCATCGCGTATTGGCTCAGGCAAAAGGATTTGACGGCGCTGTCGGCTGGGATGCTGGCAAACCTTTCGACCTCCAATCCCACGCGCTCGAACTCCTCAGTTGCCTGGATCCACCGGTCCGGCCGGCTGTCCTGGTTCAGGCAGTACCGAACTTCGAAGAAGTCCCATACGTTTTTTCTGTTGTTCATATTTCAGTATTTCGGCAATGCCTAATAACTCCTCGGTACCGATCAGCTGCTTATGCGCCAGATAGGTAAATTTGACCCTATCGACAAACTCCTGCAAGTTATTGGTCTCAAACTCCGGCCCAGGTGATCCGTCACTCCAAACCCAGTAGGCCTTGAACTGATGGGGTATGAATACGACTGACGATCTTTCGCATTTCAGGCCAAAGGGTTGTTTCTTATTCACGCAGCGCTCTATTTCTTCGATAACCTTTTCATCACTGCCAGCAACGGAGGATAGGTGTACTCGTATGTTCATAAAAAAAGACCGGTCATCAATTCGAGGTTGACTTCCGGCCTTTTGGCTTATCAATAAGTCTTTGGCGCCCTCGAAACACTAAAGACCTTTTCTTCAAAAAATGGAGTGAGAAAGTAGACACTCTCTCACTCGAAATATGTAAGTACCGTCATTGCGGCCAATGTGTTGCGCCCTTATGCGTATATGAACGCATCGGGACGAAGGATGCCAAGATTTTCCCTGGCTTCGATACGGGCGGTGATCAGGTTGCGTTGAACGTTGTCAGCGTCCTGCTCGAAGAACTCCACAGCCAAACCTTCCGCCTGGATGATCGCGGCTTTACTGAAATCCCCGATCAGCGTCTTGCCGCTGGCGATATTATTCTGGGCCAGTAGGGGAATGCCGCACAGCATAACCGTTCCATCGGGGGAGATCTGAATACCGCCAGGAACATCGTAATCATTCGGCTTGGTAAGCAGGATGTCCGCCCAATTCAATGCCGTTGTCACGATGGCTGACGGATCGTAATCGTTAGCCTTCAGATTGGCAATCCAGACGATGTACTTTTCAACCAGAACGGTTTTGCCATTGGCGTTGGTGCTACCAGTAGCCCCGGCAGTCAGCAGGTCGAAAAATTTCTGGCTTTCCGTGCGCTTGAACTCTTCCACCAATTCATTGGCGGTGAAATTCTGCAGGAAAGGCAGATCCTGGATCATCTGCTTAGCGATACGGACGAATGCAGAAAGATATTCGCATACGACCGTTACTTCGGTCAGGTCGAAATCCATCTGGCTTTTCACCGCTCCGTGGGTGTTTTGGAAATCAACCGATCCTTCGCCGATGGGCGTGTTCTGACGGTAGAATTTCCAGGTGCCGGTTGCGCTCGTGATAACAGGAATAAGGTCGCGGATATTGATTTTGCGCCGGCCTCGAATGGCGGGGGTTAAATCGTACGTTGCTACCACATTACCGGTAAGGTTGTTCGCAGCTGTCATCGTACCAACCGCCTTCATCTCCATCCTTGAAGGGGCGCCTTTACGCGTAGCTTTGATATCAGCATAATGCTCCTCGAAGGCTTCGGCAATGATTTCGGCTGTTTTCTTTTCCAGCTTGTCATCCCCACCAGCAAAACGGCCTCGGCCGGCTCTCAGGTCTTTTACCTGCTTCTGGATCTCTTCAAGGGTAGCACCCTTCTTTGCCAGCTCTTCATTGAGGGCTTTTACCTCTTCTGCATGTTTCTGTTCGGCGTCCTGTAGACGCTTATCCAAGTCAGAAGCTTTTGACTCCGTCAATGCCTTCTGCTCGTTGATCGCTTTTTCAAACGAGCTCTTATGCTCGTCAATCTTTTTGCCGACACCTTCGACGGCTTCCAATAATTTGTCGCTCATGATAATGACGCTTTGAGGTTAAGTAATTTGAGTGCGGCGAGGACTTCGCCTTCATTCGCATTACCCTGCCCGCTGGCGCCCGGCTCATTCGCGTCATGAGTGGTCGCGGTATCGTACAGAGAAATGATATGTTGAGCCGATTTTAGTTCGGCTTCGATTTGCTTAATACAATCGTCCGAGGCTTTCGTGCTGCGGACAAACCGGTCCATGTTCTCAGCATGGGCCTTCAGATCTTTCATGGATTCTTCAAAATCTTTTCTTCCCCAGCGGAGATTGCTCTTAGCATCCCCTATCCACGAAGATTGCTGCTGAATGAAATAATTGATCCAAGTATATAGATCGGCATCCGGGTCCAAACTGTCGGCCAGATCAAGTGCCTGCCGTACAAGCTTCGAACCACTGGCGATGATAGCCTGCAGGAACGCCTGTTCTTGATCATTGAGCGTTTTAACCTCCAACAGTCCGGTAAACGCCTTTACTACCTGCACAATGCCAGCCTTTGGATTGGCGGGCATCTTTGTGAGCACGGAGGTCTCGATATGCTTCACCTCCAACAGCTCACGGACCTTTTGACCCTTGATCTCTTTGGGCTGAGACTTCATGGTTATGAATCCGAATGAGGCTTTTTTTATGATACCCTCATCCATCATGATCAGTGTATCATTACCAAGTGTGTGCGTACCCATCTTCGCCTCAGTATATGCATATTCACTATCCTCTTTTACGCCAGTAACAAGACCGGGGGCCTGCGTATCGTCGTGGTTGAAGTACAAGCTGATCTCTTCAATCCCTTCATCCCAGCTTTTCTTAAACATGCCTTTCCTGGAAATATCTCTGGTCCTATCGATATTGTTGTAGGCTGCGTGAGCTATGACGGCAGTCCGGCTGGACTTGTCAACGTCCTGAAGTTTGAGAGGAATTGTTTTGTATTCGATCTGGGACAAATTCGATGGGTTATTCGTTCATCGAAATTAGACAGATAGATTTTGTCTATGAAATTATAATACTAATCATTTTTGTCTATGCCGCCTGCTGAGCAATGTTCATGCGAGCAACCAATGGAAGGGGCGAAGGTTGCTTCGGAATCATGTTACCATTGGCGTCTCGCTTGGCGAAGTAGCCAAGCGTACACCGGCAATTACATACTTCTTTCGCGGGGCCATTGGGGTCGCCAGGGAACATTAGGCCGTGACTGAAAGGTTGGTCAATATCTACGCGCTGGCCGTCCACCCCAGCATGAGAGTGAGATTTACGGGTCCGACTGTCATCGATGGCAATCCACATCTTTTCCATCTCCACCTCCTCATTGTCGGCTGCGGCCAGCTGGGTGAAGTTGGTAGCACGAACAGATTCAGTCCGTACAATAAGGCGCGCTCGCCACTTCGGTATGTCCGAATCCTCCAATTCCTTTACCGTGCGATCCACTCCCCAGCCGCCTTGTAGGGCCTCCTGCAGCATCTTTTCGATCTGGTCGGCAGTCGTCTGCGATATTGGCAGAACGACCTTGTTAAGCAGGAACTTTTGAAAGTATTCGATAACGGCGTTGATAAACTCGTCATTGACGCCAAACGCTTTTTTATTGGGCTTGTATTTACGAATGGCCAGCTTAGCGGCTGTACGGTATAAGTCCTCAACGACCTTTCCGACGGCAGCATTGATGATCGGACCGTGGATATTTCCTTGAGCGCCTTGTACGCCTATTTCCCGGACAGATTGAGCGGCGGTCAGGAACTGAGACCGGATAGCCTCATGTACTTTGGGCGCGTACGCTTTCATCAGGCGCCGCATGATGATCTCTTGGTTTCTTAAGTATTGTTGCTTGTTCATACTTTGCGATGATCTGATTATCTGGTATTCCGTCTGCTATGTCTTTATTGATCCTGGAGGTCAAGGATTCCCGGGCTAACTCCTTCATGCGCTTTTGCAGCGGACAGTCTTTCTTAATTCCCCGCTCCGGATCGTTTTTTCGGTATATCGGGAATCGCTTGTCCAGCAGGGTCGTTATTTGCTCCTGGGTCATTGGTGAAAGAATCTAAGGTGTCTGCCATCGTTGCGTCATCGATGTCAATAAGATTATTCGGGATCATGTACTTGTCCATATTCGGATTGGCGGTGTCCTGCTCGAGGTTCTGAGCCGCCCGCTTTTCGTTGCCGGTCATCCACCAGGCCTTGAAAAGAGTATCGACCAGATCTTTCATTTCCGTCTGCAGTTCCGGCAGCTGGCTGATATCGATGTCATGCGTATAGGTCTTATCCAGGCCGAAGGCAGGAAGGAGTTTCAGGTTCATCTCGTCCCGCAGGCTGGCGGCCGCTGGAGCAATGAGGTTATTGATAAAAGACTTCCCGGCGCTCTCTACATTGTTGAAGGTCGATTCGGTGTCGAAGATCTGAGGAGGAACACCAAAGAGGTTACACAGCCTTTTGAAGCCGGCGGAGCGGACATCTACCAATTCCATCTCCTGTCCGGTCTGCCCCATGGCTGCGTATCCCCAGTCGCCTTCCATGGCCGTTACTGCGCCTTTGAGGGATCGGTTATTGATCTTCCGGTTGACGAGCTGGTCGATCTTGCTCTTTTGCTCGGGCGACATATTTCCCATCATCTTGTTGAACAGGACACCCTTTGCACCGTCGTTCTGCTGCATGGCAACAGCCGCATCCGTAGCGCTATCGTCTTCGGTCACCCACTTGTTGCCCGGCTGAAGCGGAGATAAGCCCCTCATGTGCGTCCGTGCAATGGCATCAAAGTTTGGATTCGGGCTCTTCCAGTGGATCATATCGTTCCAGCGAATAAAATGCCGTTCGCCGGCTACCTGAAAGTAATAACCTATTCCGCTCCATACATCGGCAGGATCGGGAATGATCTCAATAAACTGGGTGGGTAATACATACATTTCGAGTGGCTGTTCGGCGTCCGCCTGGTCATCCGTCATGCCGGTGATATCGCCACGGTTCAGCCATATGAACGCTTCGCCGGTAACCATCTTATAGACCTTGGCAAGTTCATAAAAAGCATCCTGGCCGTGCATAGGGTTGGGCCGGGCGAGTAGTTCACTCAGCGCGTTTTCGACCAGTTGCTCATCGTAGGCTTTCTTCTGCAGGTCCAACACCTGCTGCAGTTTGTACCCCCGCTGTTTGTAGAGGGCTTTCAACTGGCGGTCAGCGTTTTTGTCTTTGATCTTGTAGACGTAGCGAGGGATAGAGCCGAACTTGCTGGCAGCCCGGGAAACAATGGTATAGACTGATCCGTTGCCGCTGAAGGCTTCCTTAACCCATCGTTCGGCGTTGGGGTCAGGATAAACGGCAGGGCCACCTACAAACGTGCCGAATAGGCCTGGGCTATTCTGGCGAGCTACCGACCCTCTGCCGAACATGGAAGAGATTAAATTGCCGAATGCGGCGGAGATATTTTGAAGCCTTGAAGGTTCTTTTGTCGTTGTCGCCATTGTAGTGGGTTGGCGCAATGACGGGGCTTACATATTTACCAAAGATAGAAAAATAAATTACATACCACCCCATGAGAATTTCGGGGCTAGTTCGAAGTATTCGCGCATCATGAACATATCCATCAGATCCGGAGACTGTCCTCCCAGGATGACCTTCATTTCGTCTTTAGGAATAATGCAAAGCTTCCCGTCCATATCCGTCTTATCGCGTTTGATTGCTCTACGCTCATGGACAAACCGCTGGCGGACAGTCATCTTGTCGTCATACATGGACGCTGCGACTCGCTCGGAAATGAGGTAGCCGCCCTTTGCCACGCGGTCTCCGGATTTGTAATAACACTGAGTTTTCAGGTTCTTGTAGTTTTCTGGTACCGGATTTCCGTCGGCATCTTTAGGGCCGTCTGCGGTCGGCATAGGCGCCGCCCCGTTATTAAACGGCCGTACTCCTGGTATAAATCCTTCAATGAACCCCCCAACCCCGTCATTGTCATAAGCAATATTGTTTGTCGGGACGCGATGACGCCGGGCAAGATCTTTGATCCCATTGATCACCTCGGGGCCGTCACTCTTTGCAATGATCAGGATATCTGCTAGCTCAAAACCATACCAAACCCCCACAACGAACTTATCAGAGCCCTTTAAGGCTATATCCGCTGTGATATACCGCGGCTCCTGCTCTACCTCGTAAAGGTTCTGGAATAGCCCGAGGAATTCAGCATAGGGATAGATATCATTGTCTGAAATAACTGTCTTCCAATTACCGTCAAAAAGCGCGGCCTTTGTCGCCTTGTCCTGAGCCAATAGATTGGAAAGATATTGCGGGTTGGTTGACAGCAGGGCTTTGTTATCGTAGATGGTCCCGGTGATGAAGGTGATGGACTTGACAAACACGCGCGGATCCAGCCCGGACGACTCCACTATCTTTTCGAGGAAGTACCAGGCCTTCTCAATCACCTCTTCCGGACTATCTCCCCAAATGTACTTGTTTCCGTCCATCATGAAGTATCGAACCTTCCCGTCCCGCTCGGGAATGGGAAAGCCCGTGTCCTGGTCGATCCACCATTCGATCAGCTCCGCCACCCAGCTATCAGGGTCCGGGTTGCATGTCGCCCGCACGTAAGGAGTTACCCCGCATGTAGAACGGTTACGGGATAGCAGGTAAAAGAACATCTTTTTTGTGAAGTGGGTTAGCTCATCGAATCCGATGTAGGGTATCTGTGATCCTTGCCAATCCAGGATATTCTTCTCGTGCTCCAGGTGACTGAACTTTATTTTCGGGCCGCGAGGGAATTCCCATTCAAGAAACGTTTCTTTTGGTTTTGCCCCCGCATAGGTGTACAGACCCATAGAGGTATCCCATAGCCCTCCCTCGTTGCGGATCTGCGGAGACGTGCGCCGGAAGATAACGCCGCCGAAACCATCAACATGCACATTCCGGAGCGGCTCCATCAGCAGAGCAAATGTCTTACCCAAACCGGCGGCGCCACCCAAAATAGCGATATCGGCCGGCGTAGCCAGTGCCTTCATCTGGAATCCCTCTTGCGGTCGGAATATCCTACTCTCCTTTGGTTTCGATAGTACGGCCATTGTCGGGTAGTTGGAAGATGGCGACCGGATTGATGTCGTTGCCGTCGCCATCCGTAAAGCCGGTCTCTACCTTGTCTTTCCATCCCATGTTTTTCAAGGCGAAGATGGCGCCGGTCACTTCTTTGGTTCCCAGGGCTTTTTCATATCGGTTTTCGACCAAAAGCCGGCATTTTTTTATAAGGTAAGAGAATTCTTCCCTCTCTTCGTAGTCGTAAAAGGATTGGCGGCTTTCAAATCCCAAGAATAAGCATAGGCCGGTAATGGTGATAGGTTCGGGCGGCCTTTCCCATTTTTCAACCTCTCCATCTTGGTCAACATTGGCTCCTTTCTCCCCCTGTATGTATTCAAGATATTCGGCCACCTTCAGCGCCATTTTTTTTGGGCTTTTGTAGAGAGGGGGTCGGCCAGATGCCGCTCCCTTAGCGAATTGATTTCCTATTGGCGCTGCCATAGATCAAAGTTAAGTATATTGATAACCAATGGTTCCACGATCAACTAATCATTATTGTCTATATAATGCCGCCCTTCAGCAACATCGTCACCGCATTGGTGATGTTGCCGCACTTCAATTTCCGGATGATGTTGTTGCGGTGGACATGGACGGTGTTCGGGGATATGCCGAAATCGGCCGCCGTTCTTTTGATGCTGGAGCCGCCTGATGCGGCCCTTACTATTTCAATCTCTCTGGGCGTAAGGAGACCGAAGGTCCCCTGATCAAACTGGATATTGTTCATTATGTTGGCTTTTTAATGGGTTATCGACTTCTTTTGTTCTTGGCTTTCCAATCGCTATGCCGCATGGAGGAGAGATGCCAGTTACCGCAGTTCAGGCATCGATATGGGCGGAGATAGCCTTTAGGCTTGAAGGTGCGCCTGCCGCCCCTCATTTGTCCTTTGGCTGCCTTTACCGCCTCCTGGCGGGAATGATATGTTATTTTGATGCACATGTGGGCAGGCGCGTGGTTATTTCTTCTGAATTTTCCTCAGTTCCAATCCGCCCATCTTCAGGTGTTCTTTCATCTCCCTGGAATATCCCTTTAGCGAAGCCGGCTTGAACCATTCATATTCCGGGGTCAAGCCCTGGTCGCACCGATACCAGGCCGATGAAGCGAATTCCGTACAATTATGCTTCCCATCGTCATCCCGCTGCCGGCATCTCATGGTCATTGGGGTTGTCCCTTCGTCGACATCAACCGTAACGGTAATATGGCCTTTGGGGCAGGTGTAGGTGTTGATCTTGTTTTCCATGCTTGTGTTGGTTAATGTTTTATGATTCAAGTTTTTTAACTACCTCTTCGTAGTCTACAGAATACAGTAGCCTGCCGGCCATTCTCCTGCCTTGGGTCTGCAATCCCGCTTCGACCATTTCCCGATACATGAGGTTCAGGATGATGTACGCGTCCTTCAACCTGGCTTCCGTTTCGGTGAGCGGGATGGCTTGACGCTTGGCGGCCTGCTCTGCCTGGTATCGGGCTTCGTGCGGCGCCACGAGCTTTTGGACCCGTTCGATTTCCGCAGCTTTCATTTCCTCGGTGAAATGCGGGGGCCACGGAAGCCCCTTGGATTGGAATTCCGCCTTTCGCCGGGCCAATGCTTCGGGCTTAACCTTTACCCGGACAGGCTCGGCATCCTCCGTAGGCGTCATGAGATCTTTCATATCAGACGCTTTTATCGGAGAGGGGGGCGGCGACTCCTTTTTCTTCCCGTTGAACACCTTGAATACCATCCCATCCTTTGGTGCGAGGGATGTCCTTGGATGCATTTTTGCCCATAATGGCTCATCCGGGAATTTATAGGTTATTTGAGGATCGATTCTTTCAAAGACCGGGATATTGTACAATCCCATCAAGGCGACCTGAGAAAAAGAAATTCTCGGGGCATTGAAAGTTCGAGGCGTATCGTTGACGGTAAGGGTCATGGTTATCCTTTTAATCGTTCATTGACCTGCGCGGCAGGTTTTTTGGCCTTAATCTGCTTTACCCCTTTCACGCACCGAGAGGCATCATTTTGGATGTTCTCGTAAGCCATTTCCAGTTCCTCTTCGTAGGAGGGCCCCATGCCGCGGCCCCGTTCATGACTACGCCGCATTTGCTCCGATGTCATGTAATGCTTACTGATACGGATGAGCATTGCCCGCATGCTGTTGAATTGTTGTCTTTGCTTGTCTGTCATAGAGATTACTTTTAAAATGGTATTGGTTCGAGGCCTACGGGCAGATAAAGGGGATGGAGGGGATTGTCCATCTTGGACTTCCCCAGACAGTAGCCGCCCGGGAATCGCTCCAAAACAGCCTTTGCGCGGCCTCTGGCCTCCGGGAATGATCCCCATACGTAGACGATCTTGTCGACCTCCCTGCCGATCTTGTCCAGCCATTGGTCATTCTCTCCCACCGGGTCATGAGCCAACAGCAGGTCCCTGGGATATGGCGTAACCCAAGCGAATAGGTTCATCATATAGAAACCGCCGTATCCCCAGTCCGCGGCATACCGCATTACGCGGCGAATGGTTGGATCGTTGGACCGCTCGTTGGCGGTGGAAGGGTTCAGCCCTATGAACATAACAAGCGGCTTATCCTCGTTCCAAATGCGCCAGAGGGCATACCGATACTGTCGGTCCTCACTGAAGTGTGCTCCTGTTGGTTGTCTCATAAACTGTCCCTCCTCCAGTTTGATAATTTCCAGGCATACCCGGGCGTATCAACGAGCCAGATGCGTAGGCGCCTCAAATAAGCGGCGACAATATGTCCTTCGTAAATGCGGAATCTGTTGCCGTCTTGATCGGTAGAATCACGTCCGGGGTCCGGTATCCTCCCCTGCTCCATCTGCAGGGTATCGTCCAGGATCTTATCTACGCTGGCCTGGACGGTTATTGGCGCATTTATCCTGTCGTAGCAGCCTTTGGCCATGATCAAGAGAAAGACGATCGTAAAGCCCGCTATAAGGCGCAGGGGCCATTTTTTGGGGTTGGTCATTGGTGGTGATTTTTTACCAGCCTTCCATGGGGAATTCCATGTAGACCTGGACTTGTTTACGTATTTCGTTGGTGATCTGTTTTGTGCGGTCGGTATTGCGGCTTACCCTGGCAAACCATCGCCAACCTGATTTGACGGCTTTTTGACCGGTATGGAAGGTTTGCCAATCGAAGTAAAGGAGCTTGCCGCTCGGTGCTTCAATAACCTCCACAGCGTCTTTATAGATGAGATCTTCTATCTCTTGGTGCCAGCGGCGGTAAATAAGTTCACCTTCAGGGATGGCCGGCATGGGGCAGCTGCCCGCAATGAACTTTGTTGGGCATACATCCCCATTGACAAGTCCCATGATATGCTCGGCATGATAGCGGGGATTGTCGTAATCCGGCTGACCAGCGGTGATAAAATGTTGGCCAGGGCCGACAATCGGACGCGGCACGTCGTCATGATGCCATCCAGGAATTGCGGGGAACCAGCCGGGCATGAGCATATGCGTCCGGGTATCGATAACGATATCGCTGTTTTTCCATTCGAAAGGCAGTTCTACTAAAAAGGCCTTGGTTATCGGACCGCCATGTTTCCAACAGTAGTCCAGGTCACAATTAAAGAACATCGGTTCGTTCTTTATTGCTTCGACCGGCCAGTCGGCTTGGAATTGCCCCACAATCTCCATGCGGCTTAAAAATGTCCTTGGTTGTGTTGATGCCATTTATTTTCTGTTTTTTAGTTCCAAATACGTTTTAATATCGACCAACTCCACATTACCCCCAGTCCCTTCACAGGCCACTACCGCCTTCCCGCCAGCGTCCGCGACTCGTAGCAAGAATTCCTCCTGGTCATCGCTGAGGCCGTCTCCCGGTCCTTTTACCTCGCAGGCAAGGAATTGCCCTGTCTTACAATGGAAGCCCAGGATATCGCTGCAACCGGGCTCTCCGACGAACTTCCTTCCCCGGACCGCTACCTGGTTGTGGCGCCA